CCTGGACCCCCTACAACTGTGACCCCCCCCGTCCGGGCCTCTCCGAGGCTCTCTACGGCCCGCGCGCCCTCCGACCTCCGCTCCCCCGTCCCTGCCCGCTCTCGGGCGTCCCAGGCGCTCCCCGAGGCCTTCCCGGCCAGTTCCCACGAGTAAGCCATCGGACCCGCCCGTCGCGAAGGGTCTGCCGGACGGTCGACCACGTCACACGGTCGCCCCTGCCCGCGAGCGTCTGCCCGGCCCCGGTCGCGTGCAGCTCCGCGACCTCGTCGGGCGAGAGGTCAAACGTCTGCTCGGCGACGACGTCGTCGGGGTAGCTCACTCGTCCTCCGTCCAGCAACGCACGACGGGCTTGAGCAGGAGCGCCGTGATTACGAAGAGCCAGACGAGCGCGAGCGACGCGGCCTGCTCCCCGGTCACGGTCGCCTCCGTCGCATCGACTCGCCCGCGACCTCGACGACCTGTCCGTGTGCCTTCAACCGATCGGCGGTGCGCCCGTCGTAGTCGCCTCGCACGAAGCGCGCGCCGAGGTCGCTCGAGGTGAGGTTTGTGATGATGAGCGTGCGCCTGCGTGCGCTCTGCCGTCGGTCGACGATCCAGTGCAGCACCTCTCGCGCGGTCTCGGCGTCGGAGTCGCTCTCTTGCCCGAGCTCGTCGAGCACGAGGCAGTCGATCCGCGCGATGCGCTCGAGCGCCTCTTCGGCCTGTTCGGGCTTGTAGGTCGCGCGCTTCCATCGCGTGTACACGCGCACGGCTTCGTGGATCGTGAGCGCCCGCCCGCGAACGTGCGAGAGCCACCAAGCGGCCGCGAGCGTCTTGCCCGTCCCCACGCCCCCGCAGAGCACGAGGATCCCCGGCGTGCATCCGACCGTGGGCTGCCCCGGCTTGGGAGCTCCCCTTGCCCACGTCGCGACCGTCGCGCACGCGACCTTCGTGCGGTCGAGCCTCCCCGAGAGCACGAGGCGTCGATCCTCGTCGGGGAGGTGCAGCCCGCTCGACGCAAGAGCCTGCACTCGCAGCTCGCGCCGCTGCGCCCGCTCGTACTCCGCGACTTGCTCTTCGGTCGCGAACGCGCCCGCCTCACGCATCGAGTCGAGCATCGCCTGGAACTCCGGCCGGATCGGTTCGCTGTCACCCATTGGCTTTACCCTCGCTCTCTTGCATGAGTTGCTCGAAGCTCATCTCGCGAGCTTCGTAGTCGGAGCCCTTGCGCGCGGGCGCGTGCCCGCCCTTGGCACCTCCGCGCCCGGTCCACTGAGCGGGGTTGCGAAGGAACCACGCGACGGGCCATCCCTTGCGGCGCATCGCCTCGTCGTCGAAGAAGCGCCCGACGGCCGCGCTCAGCTGGGGCTCGTCGGGGAGGCCCGCGAGCTGAGCGACGATCTCGGCCCGAGGCGTGAGCGCCGACAGCTCGAGCGGGGTCGCGCCGGTTCGCTCTCGCCAGATCGGCGCGAGGCGTGCGCGTGCGGCCTCCGCTCGACGGGCCTCGTCGAGCACGGGGCTCGGGCGCGGTTCCGGCTCGTCGACCCCGCCCGTCGCGCGCGCGCGCGCACGCGAGGAACCCTCTCGCTTGGGAGAGGGTTCCGTCTGCGTCTGCGTCTGCAGCTGCGTCTGCGTGTCGGATTCCGTGTGACCGGCTGTGACAGGGCGTGACAGGGGGGCTTCTGCCGAGGTTTCTCGCGATTTCACCGCGGCGCGGTGCCTCGCCTGCCGCTCGCGATCGCGTTGTCGGCGTTCCTCGAGGCCGAGCCGCTGCTGATACTTCGCGTGGTTGAGCAACCGCCATCCCCCGTCGATCTTCTCGATGCGACGGCCCTCGTGGTCCGGCGTCCGGCTGTAGCGGTCGGGCGCGAGGAACACCGCGAGCGCCTCTTCGCACTGTTCGAGCTCCACGCCCGCGGCGTCCGCGAGGCCGGGGATCGAGGCGTCGACCTCCCCGTCGCGGTCGGCCAGCGCGAGCAGCGCGATCCACACGAGCCGGACGTGCGCGGGCGCGCGCCACACGGTGGACCGCAAGATCGACCCAAAGAGCTTGGTGTATCCCGTCATGTCACGCACCATGTCACGCGGTAACGTGACATGTCAACGCCGGACTGTGACCGCGCGCGACGTCGAGCGACGCGTCGCGACCGAGCGAGACCGCTTCGGGGCCGGGAGCGGATCCCCGACGCGCTCGACGATGATGTAGGTCGAGCCCTCGGGGACGGTTGCGACGCGGTGCGTCGTGGCTTCGCCGGAGCCGATGTGCACGAGCGCGCGGCCCTCGGCGTCGCATCGCACCGTGCGCGCGTCGACGACGTAGCGGTCGGAGTCGTCGAGCCAGATGGTTCCCGTGAGCGCGTCGAGCACGAGCGACTCGACGCGGTCGACGTCGCGCCGTCGCATGTCCGGCGCGTGGTACGCGATCGTGAGCGCGAAGCGCGCGGTCGGATCCCACGATCGCGAGGTCTGCGACCACACGTTGCGCGCGCGGATCGCGTGGATCGCGATCAGGTTCTGCAGCTCGCGCTGCTCGGGTGCCTTGTAGTGGCGACCCTTCCCGACGCGCATGCGTTGCCACGATGCGACGATCGGAACGGTGAAGAGCAGAAGCGGAGCGGTCACGGTCCCTTGCCTTTCGGAAGCTCGTCGAAGAGCGAGCGTCGACGCCTCGGTGTGATGATGTCGGCCTCTTGTCCGAAGCGACGAAGTCGCGCGCGCGACTGCGCGACAGCGTCGGGTGAGAGATCGACGCCTGCGAACCTTCGACCCTCGAGAAGCGCGGCCTCGCCGCACGACGCCGAGCCCATGAAGGGGTCGATCACCAGCTCGCCCGGTTCGCTGCTCTGCGTGACGAGCACGCGCAAGAGCTCGACGGGCTTCTCGGTCGGGTACCCGTCGCGCACGCGCGGGAAGTCGAGCACGTCGGGCACGCCGAGATCCGAGAGCCTGCGCTTGCCTTTCTCGAGGAAGCAGACGTGCTCGAACCGCGAGCGGTAGTGGTAGCCCATCCCGATCGTCTGCTTGTCCCACACGAGCGCCTTCCACCACTGAAAGCCCGCGGCGATCGCGCACGGCTTCACGACATCGAAGGCGGTCTCTTGGTCGCAGAGGATGTAACAGTGGGCGTCGCGCACGAGCACGCGATGCAGCTCGGCGAACAGCGGGCCGAAGTAGCTGTTCGGCACGATGTCAAACCACGCGTTCGACGAGCCCTCGCTTACCTTGAGGCGCGTCGTGGTGCCCCGCGCGCGGTGCTTCTCGAGCGATGCGTAGGCCGGATCGGAGACGCAGAGATCGACGCTCTCGTCGTCAAGCGACCGCAGCCAGTCGAGCGCGTCGCCGTGTCGGGCCGAGAACATCACTCGTCCTCGTCGTCGTCGTCGAAGCCCGGGCCGTCGTCGTCGAGCGGCACGGGGCTGCCGCACTCGTCGTAGTACCAGCGGTGCGACTTCACATAGAAGCCGTGCCGGTAGACCGGCGTCGAGTAGGTGCGATCGGTGCGAAAGCCGTCGTCGTCGTTCATCGGCGAGCCCCTTTCTTCGTCGTCGCTCGAGCAGCCTCAAGCAGCTCGCGCACGAGCGCGCTCACCGACACCTCGCGCACAGCGGCCTGCACGCGAAGCCAGCGGCGAAGATCGCGCGGCAGTTTGATCGTCAGCGAATCATCGTTCTCCATGAGCGCCGAGAGTGCGCGTGGGCTCGTGCGAGGTCAAGTAAGATTTGTTGACTTGCTTACCGGCGCGTGGCAGAAGCGAGGTCGGAGGTGCGGTGATGAAGCTCGATGCAGCGACGAGGGTTGTGGACAAGGCCGAAGCGCGTGAGCGCGCGAGGGCGATGGCGGCGCTTCGCAAGTGGTTGCCGTTGCGTCGCGCGCAGCTCGCGCTCGTGCCGCTCGCGAACGCGGACGAGCGCGCGACGGACGCGGACGCGGTCGAGGCCGTGTTTGCGTCGTGGGAGAAACACGAACTCGCGCTCGCCGCGCTCGAGGAGCCGTCGAAGTGAGCGCGCCCGGACCTCTCGTGCTCGACCTCGCGAACGCGATCTCGGCGTTCGAGCTCCAACGGCTCACCGTCGAGCGCCCGCCTCGAGGCGAATGGGTCGCGGTAGCGATCACGTCGAAGGGGCACGAGGCGCGCGGCTCCGGCCCCGCGCTTGAGGCGGCGCTGATCGAGGTGTTCGCGGCCGTCACCGAGATCGAGAGCGCGGCGTGAGCGACGACCTGAGCCTCGACGACGCGACGATCGCGCGCCAGCTCGCGAAGCCCCATGGCGCGCCCGCGCAGAGCGCGCCGACGATCGCGCGCGTGGGCTACTGCGGCGCGAGTGACATCGCGGCGATCATCGGCGTCGACCCGTTTCGCACGCCGCTCGACGTGTGGGCCTCGGCGACGGGTCGCGCCGCGCCGTTGCCTTCGATGGCGATGGAAGCGGGCAACGATCACGAGGCCGCGGTGATCGCTGGCTACCGAAGGCGCGTGACGCGGCACGGGCTCGTCGAGCACGTCGAGCACCCAGGCCCCGGAACGCTGCTCTCGCCTCGCGACTCTCGACGAGGCGCGACGCCCGACGCGATCGCGCGACATGCGCGGTACGGCCCGATCGTCGTCGAGGCGAAGTACGTTGGCAGCGGTGGAGCGCACGCGTGGGGTCCAGAGGACGCGGGCGCGGACGGCCTACCCGAGCACGTTCTCTGCCAGGTTCATTGGCAGACGCTCACCGTGCGCGAGGTCTACGGGTGGGCCGCGCCGGTCGCGCACGTCGCCGCGGACATCGGCACCGATCGCCGCGTGTACGAGGTCGAGATCGACGAGGCGCTGCTCGAGGCGCTGCTCGAGGCCTTTGGCCCGTGGTGGGCCGCGCACGTCGACGTCGACGAGGCACCAATGCCAACCGAGCGCGACCTCGACACGCTCGCCCGCGTGTACGCGCGCCCGGATCGCGGGCTGCTCGACGCGCCGCCCGAGGTTGCGCTGCTCGCGAGCGACTACGACGTCGCGCGCGAGGGCGTGAAGCTCGCAGAGGAGCGACGCGACCTCGTCGCCGCGCAGCTCTGCGCGATGCTCGGCAACGTCGAGGGCTACCGCGGCGCGTGGGGCAAGGCGTCTTGGTCGTCGCGGACGCGATCGCGAACCGACTGGAAGCTCGTCGCCGATGAGCTGAGCGCCTCGCTCGAGGCGCGCTTCGGCGACATCGGCGCGGCGATTGTGCGCGACCTGATCGCGAAGTACACGACAACGACGTCGAGCCGCGTGCTCGACGTGAGGTTCAAGAAGCGATGAGCGACATCGACGCAGACCTCGCGTTGCTGGCGTCGCACCGCGATCGGTGGCACCTCGAGCACCCGCTTGGCGGAGTGCATGACTGGACGATCGTGTGCTGGCCCCTTGCGCTCGTGCGCCGCGCAAGCGACGGGGTCGTGGTCGAAGCGGAGACGTTGGCGGGAGTGATCGAGAAGGCCGCGGACTGGTTCCGCGAGAACGGGTGAGAACATGAGCGAAGGACACGAGATCGAGAGACGCGGCGAGGTCGGCGCAGGCATGACGCGCACGGACGGCGCGGGAGGCACGAGCCTCACGAAGAGCGGGGAGACCTCGTCGAGCGCAGCGGCCGCGATGGCGCGCGCGAACGTCGAGGCGCGCTTCGTGATGGCGCGACACCAGCCGCGCGACGAGGACACCGCGCGGATCAAGATCCTCCGCGAGTGCGATCGCCCGCGCTTCGCGGAGGCCGCAGAGTACGAGCTCCCTCGCGCGGGCAAGACGATCACCGGCCCGAGCATCCGGTTCGCGGAGGGGCTCGCGCGGCACTTCGGCAACCTCGCGATCGAGAGCGTGGTCACGTTCGAGGATGCGACCGCGCGCCTCGTGCGCTGCACGGTGACCGACCTTGAGAGCAACGCGACCTACTCGCAAGACGTGAGCGTCGAGAAGACGGTCGAGCGCAAAAACGCGAAGCCGAGCGACGACGTGATCGGGACGCGCGTGACCTCGCAGGGGCACTCGGTCTACATCATCCGCGCGAACGATGCGGACCTGCTCGCAAAGCACAACGGGCTCGTGAGCCGCGCGATGCGCACGCTGATCCTCCGGCTCGTGCCCGGAGACCTCGTCGACGAGGCGCTCGACCGCACGCGCGCCACGCTGCGGAAAGAGGACGCGCAAGATCCGCAGGCCGCGAAGCGGAAGATCCTCGATGCGTTCGCAGAGATCGGCGTGATGCCGGCGCAGCTCGCGGAGGCGCTTGGTGCCTCGCTCGACGCGGTGTCGCCCGCGCAGCTTGGCACGCTGCGTCGATGGTTCTCCGCGATCCGCTCCGGCGAGACCACGATCCGCGAGCTTCTCGACGAGCAGCGCAAGACCGCAAGCGCCTCGTCGAGCGACGAGAAGCCCGCGCCGAGCACGAAGGCCGCGAAGGTGGCAGCCGCAGCGAAGGCTGCCGCGAAGGCCTCCGCGCCCATCAACGAAGCGGGGCCGTCTGTGTTCACCGATCACGCGCCCGCCGAGGCGCTCGAGCAGCAGCGGCGCGCGGCCGCGATCGCGCGCGGAGAGGATCCCGACGCATGAACTACGAGATCACGAAGCCGTGGGTGCAGACCGTCTCGGGCATCGCGTTCGAGCTCTGCGAGCCTCGCGTCGAGGACGTCAACGTGGGCGACATCGCGCACTCGCTCTCGAGGATCGCCAGGTTCAACGGACACACCGCGGGGGAGCCCTACTCCGTCGCGCATCACTCGATGCTGGTGGCCGATCTGCTCGCGAGCTGGGGAGCGCCGCCCGCGATCGTGCGCGAGGGGCTGCTGCACGACGCGCCCGAGGCCTACTACGGCGATCTCACGTCGCCGTTGAAGAGCGCGTTCCGCGGCCCCGACGACGATCCGCGCGAGGTCGTCGATCGGTGGGAGCGCGTGTGCGCGGAGATCGATCGCGTGGTCCGCAAGGCGCTCGGGCTCGCGTCGGCGACTCCGTCGCTTGTGCGACGCGCCGATCTCGTTGCTCTCGCGATCGAGCGGCGCGACCTCTTCGCGACGACGGAGCCGCGCGACTGGCAGCTTCCAGAGTACGCGCCGACCATCGCGCCGTGCGATCGCCTGTCCGGCTCGCACGAGGTGCCGACGTCGCTTCTGCGAGATCGACTGCGAGCGAGCGAGCTTTCTCCGTGGCACATCGCCCGCCACCGCTTCTCCGCGTACCTCGCAGAGATCGACGCGCGTCTCGAGGTGCCGGCGTGAACGCGCGCGAGGTCTGCCCTCAGTGCGGGAAGGACGCGGAGTGGTACGGACTGCAGCTCAACCGACACGCGACGCGCGCGAACGACGCGGAGCAGCGCGCCGCGACGCTCGAGCGCGAGCGCGACGACGCGCGCGCGATCGGCGGGCTCGATGCAGAGTCGCTCGGGATTGCCCGCGCCGATGTCGGCCGGGTACGCGCCGAGCGCGACGCGCTTGTCGAGTTGCTCGACGACCTCGTCGACGCGGCGCGCGCGTACCATCGCGCCGCGGGAGGCCACAAGATCGCCGCAGAGGCCGAGGCCGCGCTCGTCGAGGCGCTCGCCAAGGTCAAGCGGCACCGTCAACGATAGAACCAATTGTCGGTGCGACCGCACGAGACGCGCGACCATCCGGCTCGCGCGGCTCGTTCGTGGTCGCGGCACCCGCGCGCCGTCTGCACTTCCCCGCAGCCCCAGTGCAGCGGAGGGGCGTCGCATCGATCCGTGACCTGCCGCGCGACGATCGCGCGCGCGTGCTCGAGGACCGCGAGCCACGCATCGCGTCGACGAGACCACGGGATCGAGCCTCGCCAGCACGCGGGCTCGTCGCCCGACTCGTCGAGCCACGCGACGTCGCACGAGCCATCGGTGCGCGAGCGGTCGTAGATCCGGCCTCGCGAGTAGGCGTGCACGGCCTCGGGGAGCGAGACGAGACGATCGCGGTGCGCTTCCATCGCAGCTCGCACGCGCTCGAGCACAGCGAAGATCGCGGGGCAGTCGTCGCCGAAGTCCCACCACGCACGCGCGCCGCGCCCTCGACGCGGAGGGAAACCGGCCTCGTGACGGCAGATCCGCGCGAGCGCGAGCGCGTCCGAGTCGAACGACCATGGGGGCTCGTCCTGCCCCACGACGGCACGGGGCCGCGCGACCGCGATCCCGAGCGCGAAAACGAGGGCCGCTACGGCCCCTCCGAGGCGTTCTACGGCCCTCGAGCTCCCTGGACCTCCGCTCACACGGCGACCGAGCCCCAGGCCTTCCTGGGGCATCCTCGACGGGCGCACGTCACGTCCCCAGCGGATCCCAGGCAAGCGGGATCGGGAGCCCATGCTTGACCGCGGGCGTGCTGCCCGGAAGTCCGCGGATCGTGCGGGTCAGGCCAAGCTCTTCGCTCGACGGGATCGCGACCTCGCGCCACACGACGGGGCCGGGGTCGTTGGGCTTGATGCCGTTCGTCTGCCGGTGCGCCCACGTCTCTCGGATCGTCGCGCCGACCTTGCGGGCCTCGGCGACGAACCAGCGCGCGAGCCATCGACACGCGATGACCTGCTCGGGCGTGATCGATCCGTCGTCGCTCTCGATCTCGACCCCGAGAGACGCCGCGTTGCCCCCGTTGCCGTGCCAGAGGTACGCGAGCAGATCGAACGGAACGACGACGTGCCCGTCGCGAAAGACGGTCGCGTGCGCCGGGATGCGAAGAGCCCGACGATCGCGCGCGAGCTTCGCGTCGCCTCCGGCCTCGCGGACGGCCGCGGGCGACACGCCGAAGAGGCACGCGGTGACGTGCCACATGATCCCGACGACGTCGGCCGGTGGCCGCATGACGACCTTCCCGGCCCGGAAGAGCGCGCGCGCCGACTTGCCGTTGCCCGCCATGAGGCCGCGGTAGTCGGCCTGCGAGCGCCAGTCGACGAGCGTGACGCCTGCGGGCACCTTGAGCGACGCAGTCATCGGCCGCCGTGCTTCCGCTCGAGCGCGTCGTCGGTTGCAGCTCGCGCCGCAGCGAGCTCCGCGTCGAGGCTCGCGCGCACCGCGTCGCCGTGCCCGAGCTGGTCCGCGAACGAGAGCAGCGCGCGAACGCCTCCGAGCGCGAGCGGAACGAAGGGCGCGACCTCCGGCGCTGCGCCAGCGATGAGCGGCGTGACCGCGTTGACGCCCTCGGCGACGACGTCGACGATCTTGCGCGCGGTGTCGATCTCGTTGCTCATGGTGTCTCCGTGATCGCAGCTCGAGCAGCGTCGCAGCGCGCGCGCTCGGCAGCGAGATCGGCGCGGTCCTGCTCTTCGGTGGTTCCGACGCGGTCGACAATCGCGCGCTCGTTCACAACGCACCGCTGCGTTTCGATCGCGAGCGCGGTGCGCTGTTCCGACGTGAGCTGAGCGCCGCAGGCCGTGATCGTCGAGACCGCGAGCGCCAGCAGCACGACGCTCGCGGGAGGCACGCGCATCCACGCTCCGCGAAGCGTGGTGAGCGCGCCAGCGATGACGGCGACGAACGCGGTCGCGCCCGCGGGATCGACGATCACGCGCTCCGCAAGACGCACGAGCTTGTCGAGGCGCTCGTCGGGGACGAACACTAGCGCGACGATCGCGAGCGCCGCGAAGGCGAGCGCGACGAGCGTGTGACGGTAGGTCTTGATCGTGTCCACGTTTCATCCTCCGAGGCGTGCGATCAGCACGTCGATCTTGCCCTCGAGGCGTAGCACGTCCTCACGGGTCGCGAAGCGTTCGCGCAGCTCGCGCCGCTCTTTCTCGAGCGCCTCGTCGACGATGCGCTTGATCTCTTCGCGCATGATCGCGCGCGCCGCGAGCGCAGCGAGGCCCGCGCCGCTCCCGGCCCCGACGAGCCCCGTGATGATCGATTCAAGGTGTTCCACGTTCCTTGCGCTTGCGCAGCGCCTTCGCGGCCTCTGCGACCTTCTCTGCGTCGACGACGTCGCGGCGCGCGCGCACGCGTTCCATCAGCGGCGCGTACTTCTCGCGTCGCTTCTCGCGCTCCGCTGCGAGCTCCTCCTCGCTGATGTGGTTGCTCATGTGATCCACCAGTTTTCCCCGTCGCTCGTGACACGCACCGCGAGGTGTCCGACTGCCGGGAACGTCTTGGTCGGAGAGAAATACTCGACCGCGCCGAACGGCGTGGTCAGCCGCAGCTGTCCCAGGCCGCTCGTCCCCTGTGTCTCTTTGAAAAGGCACGTCTGCCCGTGGCAGTAGCGCGGGTCGGGCAACGTGACGTCTACGAAGCCGGGAACGCTCCCGTCGAAGCGAACGAACTCGGACCCGTTCTCTCCGGTGAGGTACGGGTCGAACACCCCGATCTGGTTGCCCATGACGTAGGGGCCGCGTCCGGGCGCGAGCACGTTCGACTGGATGTTGAACCTCGGCCGGGAGTACGAGACCGGGAACTTGGTGAGCGGGTTGATGCCGAACTGAACCGCGCCGGTCCATTGAGGCTGATCGAACGCAACGAACGCCTCGCCGTTCATGGTAATGGGGCACATCGCGGTGCCGCGTCTGTCGTCGTCCGAGATCGTGTCGGGCTCGACAAGCGAGCCGTCGAAGGCGAAGAGAGCCACGAATGCGGTGTCGCCATCTGTCGGCTTGACGTGAAGCACCGGAGCGCCTGCCCCGAGGCTCGAGATCGCGCCTTGTTGAAGCGCGATGATGAGCAGCTGAACGCTATTGTCGACCGACCATTCGATCATCGGAGAGGTGCCGAGATTGGCAATCGCGGAGCCCGGTCCCTGGACGAGCAGCACGTTCGCCCCTCCGGTCGGTGAGAACGCAAGGCTGGGCGAGGACGAGTCGCCTAAGAGGTACAGGCCGACGCCGACGACGTTGAGGTCGTGAATCACGCAGCCGTCGTCGAGGACGACGGTCGTGGGACGTCCGAGCCCCCACAGCGATTCCCACGTCATCCGGCGCTCGACGGGGAACACCCACGCGGCACCCGGAATGACGATCGGGATGTTGATGTCGAATTGATCGAACGCGATGCGGATCGGGCCGGATCCGGCCAACGCTGCCGCGTACAGATCGGCCCAGCTCGTGTAGCGCCCTTGCGCCGGATCTTGCGCGCCGTAGTCGGAGAACACGAGCGTTTCCCCGGCTGCAGCTCCCGATCCCGAGCCGCTGCTCGCGAACCCGATCGGGCTCTGCACGAGCACACGCCCGCCGACGTCGATGTCGATCGCGACGCCCGCGACCGCGTTCGCGCCGCCTCCCGAGTCCGCGGTCACCGTGCGCGCATCCTTGATGTACACGAGCGCGCCGCGGTCTGCGGGCATCGTGACCGGCGCGATCGTGTCGTTCAGCCACGCGAACGCCGTGATCTCGGAGAACGCGGCGACGTAGGTCTTTCGCGCGCCGTCACCGACGAGCGCCTCGGTGAAGGTTCCGAAGGGCTGCAGCGACGCGAGGCCCGCGATGCCCGCCTTGAACTGGCCCGTCGCGGTGTCGATGCACGCGAGCTCCCCGACGCGCGCGACCTCGCCCGCGTCGAGCACCGCGCAAAGTCCGTTGATCGTGATCGGCTTGCGAACGAACATCGTGACGCCCTCAGTAGGTGATGTTGGCCCACCAGTCGCCGGTCAGGAGCTGGATTAGCTCGATCGCGGAGAAGGGGCTGCCCGGAAAGAACACGAGATCGGCGTTGACGCCGTTGATCAGGATGCCCGGAACGCGCGTGAGCGTGAGCGAGTCGACGAACGACGGGAACACCGACTGGATCACACGGATGCGACGGCCCGCGTTCGTGACAGACGCGCTCGTCGGCAGAGCCAGCGAGAACGAGCCCGCCGACAGATCCACGGTGACGGTCATGTCTTGGAAGTCGGGCAGCGTGTCGTTCGCCGCGTAGTGGTAGATCGGCAAACCCGAGTCGACCGACAACACGGCCCAATTGTTCGATCCGTTGACGAACACGACCCAGCCGATCGTCCGGCTCCGTACCCCTGCGCCGAACACGAGGCGCAGCGAGCCGGGGAGCTCGAAGTTGGCGTTCAAGTATTCGATCGTGTCTGAGCCGTCTGGCGCGAGAGAGATCCCGTCGCCTGCAGCTCCGGCAGCCTTCGCGACGAAGAACACGAGCCCGTCCGTCGCCGGAGGCAGCGTGAGCACCTGTCCACCCGGAGGCGGAATGGAGCGCACCATCCCGCCTCCGGTGCCGACGACGAGCGTCCCCGTGGCCCCCGTGAACGTCTGCGAAATGAAGGGGCTGGTCGGAGGTATGTACGGCTGCTGCGGCGTGTACTGCGCGCCGTCCCACGTCGGCACGTCGCCCGGTGCGGGTGCGGTCGTGTCCCACGGAAAGCCCTGCACCTTCACGACCGACGCGGCCTGCGCGCCCGCGCCGGGGCCAGCGAGCACGTCGCCCGTGAGCTGCGTGATCCCCGCACCTCCGGCCGCAACCTGCGACTGATCGGCTCGCTTCGCGATGCCCGCCTGCGAGACGAGCAGCCGGTCAGTCGGGTTGACGACGAGGGCCGGAGGTAGTTGGTCGACAGTGCGCGCCATGCTCGAGCCTCATGCGTTGCGCGGGCCGCGATCGTTAAAGAGGACGCGGGCCGCGAGAAGCTGATCGTTCGCACCGAGCGCGCCTGTCGGCCCGGTGACGATGATGTGCGCCGACTCGCCAGCGACGATCAGGAACGGCGTGATCGAGCCGATCGCGATCACGCTGTAGCCAGCGGAGAGACCGCCCTCTTCCGTGCTTCCTTGCTGCACGGCGCTCGGTGCAGCGGGCGCACCCCACGGCTCGGTCTGCGAATAGAGCTTCGCGAACCAGCCATTCCCCGGCGTTCGCACGCCGCTCGAGCGCACGAGCACCTCGCACCCGGTGATCGTCGAGCCGCTCGGCACGCGCACGCGCGCGCTCGCGAACACCGCGTTCGCGAGCGGGTTTTGGTAGACGACGCCTCCCGAGAGGTTGCGCAGCCATTCGGAGACCCCGCCCGCGTCGGTCGAGAGCGCGAACTCCATGCCCGAGATCGGGAGAGCGCGCGCGATCGTGGGGTTGTAGAGAAACTCGTCGGTGAGCGGCGGTGCGAGCCCGACGCCCATGCGGTTCCCGAGGAAGCGCGTGCGGTTTGCGAGCGCCTGCAGCCCGACGCCCGGTGCCGTGATCGAGGCAGCGTTCAGCGGATCGCCGTCCGCAGGCGCGACGACCGGCGCGGTGAAGGTCGAGACGTCGGTGATGTTCTGCGGCACGGAGCCCCCGTTCTAGCACGCGACGCGGTCGCGCGTCCCGGTCAGCATGTAAAGCGCACGGAAAGGTCGCCGCCCCACGTTCGCCCCGGCTCGCCCCATGTGAGCGAGGCCGGGTATCCCCAGAGGATCCCGTCCGGTGGGATGATCCCGATGTAGATGCGATCGATGTGCGCTGCGCTCCATTCGTGAGGCACGGCGCAAATCTCCGCGAGCTCCTCGGGGCCGAGCGCGTAGATCGAGATCGCGACGAGGATCGCCTCGCCCGCCTCGTCGACGATCGGGTCGCCGTTCTCGTCGACGAGGACGGTGTTGAACGTGTCGCCTGGCAGCTCGAGGAAGAGCCAGAAGCGAGCCCACTGTGGCGGAACCTCGCCGTCGCCGGTCCAACCGGGCATGACGTTCCCGCCTCGCGTGATCACGCCCGCGGTGTCGACGCGCGCGTCGGCCGTGCCCGTGTTCGCGACGTAGACGATCTCAAGGCCTGGGTTCGTCGCGAGGAAGTAGGCGTGCATTTGGTCGAGCAGCGCGTATGCGTTGCCTCGGATGCGATGCGAGTCCCACCATTTCCGCAGGCGGATCGCGTAGGTCTCTGCGAGCTCGCCGGGGCCGCGCAAGATGCGGCGCTCGCGCCCGGTGTAGCCAAGCGCGTCCTCGTCCGCGCCGCCTCCGGGAAAGCGCATGCGAAGGCCCGCGACGTTGCGGTCGACCTCGCCTTCGATCGGTGTCCCGAGCCCCTGCATGATGGCGCCTCCGATCATGCGACGCAGCCACGGAGGCGAGACGCGCAGCATCGCCGCGATGAACGAGAGCCTTTCGGGAGGTGCGGGCGTCTCGTCTGTCATGGCGCGACCACGGTGACGGTCGGGGTGACGGTGCCGAGCACGGGCGCGCCGTTGCTCGCGATCGCGACGTTAGCCGCGGGCACGGTGACCTGCACGTCGACGAGGAACGACGCGCCGACGGCCTCGGCGATCACGCCCTCGAGTTGCTCGACGAACACGAAGCCGGGACCGGGCACCTTGCGCGAGCCCGAGATCGGCTGCGTCGACAGGAACACCGCGAGCGCGGTCGCGACCTGCGTCTGAATCTGCGAGACCGTGAGCCCGATCGTATTCTTGACCCACAGCGAGTAGGTCACCGCGATCGTCGAAGCGACCGCGCTCTGCACCGTCGCGGTGACGGCGAGCGGAACGCATTGAGTCTGGATTGCCTCGTTAGCAGCTCCGAGCGGCGTCGACGGGTCGCCGATGATGCCCGTCACCGGGCCGGACGCCGTCGCGAGGATCACGAGCACGTTGCCCGCACCATCGGGCACGGTGCGAACGCGCGTGACGCCCGCAGGCGTGCCGCCTGTCGTGACCGCGGAGAGCGCGAGGAAGCGGTAGGCGTCGGCGGGGCCGTTCGGCGAGAGCACGCCTGTCTTTGCGAGGCACCGCTCGCGAAGCGCGGCGTCGGTCTCGGGGTCTTGTCCGACGAGCGCGTTGGGGTTCGTGACGGTGACGGCGAGCAGCACTGTCACGAAGTCGTCGATGTCGGTGGGCGCTGCGGTCGAGTCCGCGCCGATCTCGATCGCCTCGACCGGAACGACGAGCCCGACCTGGAACGGGTTGAGCACGAACGCCGCGGTGTTGCGGTAGGTCTTGCCCGTCGTCGAGTTGAGAAAGATCACGTCGCCGATTCCAGGCGTGAAGAGACCGCCTCCCGTGTTCGTCAACGTCACGTTGCCCGCGGCGAACGTGCCGTTACTCCGCTCGACGCCGTAGACCTCGCGCGCGACGATCGTGAGCCAGTCGCCCGCGGCCAGCTCGAGGAACCCCGACTCGGCGATGCGCGCCTGCAGCGTCGAGAACGCCGCGAGCACGATCGCGGTGCCCGCGATGATCGTGCGCGCGATGGCTCCCGGCTTCCACGACGTCGTTTTGACGCCGAGCGCCTCGATCGCGGAGTAGATCGCGGCCTCGATCTCGGTCCGCGTGAGGGGCGTCGTCAGCTCTGCGAGCGTGGGCATGGGTCAGACCGCCTTGATCTCTTCGAGCAGCACCGACGCGCTCGAGGCCGAGAGTGTGAGCGAGAACCCGCCGATCCTCGCATCGACGGGACGGATCGCAAGCTCGACGAGCAGCGACGTCCCGGTCGAGCTTGGCGCGAGTCGCACGGTCACGGTGTCGACGCGATCGTCCTTCTGCAGCTCGCCCTTGATCTGCCCGCCAAGAGAGCGGAGGTCGTTCGCGGTCACTCCGCGGTTGCAGTACGAGCGGAGGTCGACGCCGTAGTCTTTGTCGTCGGGGAGCGCGCCGCGCGGACAGTCGAGACGCCGCACGAGCGCCTGCGCGAGCGCGAGCGTGGTGAACGCCTTGACCTCGCGCGCCGTGGGGTTGACGTCGAAGTCGCCCGAAATGTCGGAGCCGTACCCGAACGGCGCGACCGGGAAGTCGGTGATCTGCACGAGCGTCGCGAGGTCGCGAGCGATCTGTGCCTTGACCTCGGCGCTCATAGGCCCACCACTTTCGTCGCGCCCACGTTCGACGGGGGCTTCGGAGGCGCTCCCGGCCCCCATACGGCCTTGAATGCCGACTGAATGAACGCACCCCCGTCGTTGGGCACCGGGACCGCTACAGCGAACGCGTCGAGCGCGGAGTTGATGTCGTCGAACTGCGAGTCGATACTCGGCGCGAGCGCGACGGGGTCGGTCGCGCCGGGATCACCGAGCCGGAGAGTCGAGACGACCTCGAGAACGGTCTCGTCCGGCGCGTGCCCCGGATCGCCCTTCGGCGTGAACGCGGACACGATCGGCATGGTGCGGTCGCCTTCGATGAACTCGACGAGCACGATGGAACCGCCCGCGAGCGCCGAGCTGGCTCCGGCGACGCCGGGGCGCATCGAGATCGGAAGCACGTCGGGAAGGCCCGCGATCGACGCGACGGCCTGCAGCTCGACGCGGTCGCCGCTCATTTGCACGACGCGGAAGCGGTAGCGGCCGAAGAGCTTGCCGTCCGTCGAGCGGCGCGCGATGTCCTGCAACGAGCGCGCGATGCGCCCGCGCGCCGTGAGCGTGCCGCCGTACCACGCGCGCACGCGCGCTCGATCGCTCGCGACGATGATCTCTAGCTCGTGCACCTCGACGACGTCGACGAGCGGAGGCCGGTTCAGCCTCGCGCCGATCGTGATCGCCGCGAGATCGTCGACCGCTAGCTCGACGAGCGAGAGCCGGGGGTCGTGCTCGAGCACTTCGTAGGTCTCGACGTCGGGGGTCGACGCGCTGCGTGCGCCGACGTTCGTGCGCCCGTCGTAGCCGACCCACCACGGCGCGGTGCCGATCACGTCCTCGAGGACGCGCGACGCGAGGCCCGCCTGCCGCGTGTAGTCGATCCCGACCTGCGTCGCGGTCGGGTTGAACGCGCCGATCGTCTCGCCCGCGAGCCGCGCCGCGTCGTCCGCGACCGAGCGCGAGCGAACGCCCGAGTCGCTGTGATAGTGGAGCGCGGGAAGCACGGTGCCCCACCCCGCAGCGCCCGCGACGACACGGCACCTCCGCTGCTCACCGAACACGCCGTTCGCGCGAGGGTCGACGAAGCCGTGCAGCTCAAGCGCGCCGACGTTGAGCACGACCGCGCCGGACACGTCGGGCGCGCCTTCGAACACGAGGTTCGCGTACCACGGGCCGACGTTGGGGACGACGACGGTCGCCTCGAGGATGGTGTCGCCTCCGATGTGGCAGTACGCGGTCACGGTGTTCCCGGCCCTCCGGCGAGAGCTTGGACCTGCGACGAGAGCTCGTCGATGAAACGATCGACGGGGTCGGTGGGCGTGGTCTCGCTCGAGCCGATGGTCTCGAGCGTCACGACGGGTCGACGGAATTCGATGAACTTGATGTCGATGTCCCACACGCCGTCCTCGACCTGCCGGGGCTGCGTGACGTCCTCGACGACGACGGAGACGATGCCGAGATCCTCGAGGATGGGGTGCCAAATGTCCTGCGCGCGCCCGCGCTCACCGATGGGCGGGCGCTGCACCAGCTCGCGCCATTCGTGCCACGCATCGAAGTCCGCGTCGTTCACGAGACGCAGCGTGCAGATCGGCCGCGCGAGGCCGATACCGCGGAACACGACGCGCGCGCCGGAGAGCGCGAAGCCTCGACGCTCGTCCCACATGCGCGGAGAGTTGACGTTCGACAACGTCGCGATGCCCGGAGACCTGCGGTTCGCGAGCAGGATGTAGTCGACGGGCGAGCTGATCGGGTTGAAGCTCACGTCGCCCCCAGCTCGATCGACACGCCCTCGAGAAGCGAAGCGAGCTCGTCGCGGATCCCGAGCGCGAGGTCGCGCGGGTTCTGCGTGTTGCCCGCGTTGACGACGATCTCGCCGATCGTGATCGAGACGGTCGACCCGCCCGCGCGCGCAGCGCCGCCCGCGGGTGCCTCGACGAGCCCGCCGACCGCTGCGTCGACGTCCGGCGTGCCCGCGTCGATGCCTTCGGTGAGACCGCCCGTGATCGACGCGCCGAACTCCGCGAACACACGCGAGGGGCTCGCGATCCCGAGCGCCTCGCGGAACGTGTCGGCCGCAGACTGCGCGAGGCCGCGCACGGTCTCGATGATCCGGTCGCGCCCCTTCGTGAGCCCGGACACGATCCCGTTGATCATCCCCTCGGCGAGCCCGCCGACGTTGTTCGACGAGAAGAAGTCGACGACGGTGCGAACCGCGCGCGCCGCTGCAGCTCCGATCGCGAGGATCGCGAGCCCGAGCGCGACGAACGGACCGATCGCGAGCGCCGCGAGGAACGCGATCGAGGCGAGCGAGATCGCCAGAAGCCCGAAGAGCGCGACGCCGACTCCGAGCGCAAAGTTGAGAGAATCGACGTTCTCGAATAGGTCGGTGCCTCCGAACGTGTCGCGGAGAGCGTTGCGAACGCGAAGCACCGCGATCGTGGTGACGAGCGCGCCGATCACGATGCCTTGGAAGAAGCGCCGCACGATCGGCCCGAGCACCGCGACGTCGTCGATCATAGGCTGAAACACGGCCTCGACGATGCGAGAGAGCGCGCGGCCCGAGGCCGTGCTCTGCGAGAAGAGTGAGAGCACCATGTCGAGCGCGCCGAGCAGGCGATCGGTGTTGAGGCCCGAGAAGATGCGCGCGATCGAGCGTCGAAGGCGCTCGGTCTGGTTCGGCAGCGACAGCATCATGCGATGCGCGATCGGCCCGAGGCGATCGCGGTACTGCTCTGCGAGCTCCGCGACGGAACGACCCGCAAGTCGCGCCTGCATCGCGAGCGCACGGAACCTCTGCGCGCCGCGCTCGCCTTGCACCATCGCCGCGATGCCCATCGCCTCGACCGCGTCGCGCAGCGCGTCGCCGCGGAGCCCAGCGCGAGAGAGCGAGCGCGCGTAGCCCTCGAGCGCGTCGCGCGAGAGGTTCGTCGAGTCGCTCGCGCGGTCGATCGCTGCCTGGTAGTCGCGGACGCTCGCGGTGCCGAGCCCGTAGGCCTGCCGAAGCGTGTTGAGACCCTCGATGTGCAGCGCCTCAGACCTCCGCGCGTCGCTCTCCGTGACCGCAAGGCGAGCGAGCTGAACGATCATGCCCGCGATCGCGAGGTTCGCGGCGATCGCAGCTCCCGCGAGCGCGACGAGGCCCGTCACGAAGAGGCCCGCGAGCGCGATCGGGTTCGTGAGAGCCCCGGCGAGCGTCGCGAGCTGGCCTCCGAAGCCTCCGAGAGCACCGCCCGCGCCCTGTAGGTTGCCCGCAAGCTCCCCGAGCATGCCCGCGAAGCCCGTCGCGCGCTCTTCGGCCTTCCCGAAGGTGCCTCCGAGCGCGATGAACCGCTCTTGCGCGCTCGCGATCGCGGCGCGCTGTGCCGCGATGCGGTTCCGAAGCTCCGTGGCGGCCGCGCTCGAGCGCGAGGTGCCGCCCTTCAACCGGCCCATCGCGGCCTGCATTTCGCGAAGAGCCTTCGTGTCTTGCTCGATCTTCGCCCTGAGCCGCGAGAGCGAGCCCGCGGCCGCGTTCGCGGCCCCGGAGGTCTCGTCTCGCAGCTCGACGGTGAAGGTCGCGGTCGTGGTCACGGTCGGTCACTCTTTCGGTGTGAGCAGGCGCTTGATCTGCCTGACGTCGTGCATCGCCTCTGCGAGCATGCTCGCTCCGGTGAGCGCGCGCACGACCTCGGCGTCGGTTCCCTGCGACTCGTTGCCGAACATGGCGAGCAGGCACTCGGCCCACACGCCGAGGTCGCGCCGCGCCTCCGCTCGCAGGGCTACGATTTTCCCGACAGCTCCTTTCCGCGGAAGCCCGCGAGCGTGACGACCTGATCGGCGCAGCGGTCGAGCGTCGCGGGCTGCTCGTTGAGGATCTGATCGAACCGCGACGCGTCGGGATGCACGAGGCACGGTCGCACGAGTTGCTCGAGGTCGGCCGACTTGGTCTCACCCTTGTCGCGGAACCGCTTGTAGTGCGCCGGGTGCGGGCGCTTCACGATCACGACCCCAAGCTCGGTCGCGATCGTCGCGATCTTGCCCGCGCCGTGTTCCGCCGTCGCCTTCGCGATGGCTTCGGCGTCGCTCGCCTCGCGCTCTGCCGCCTCGACCTCCGCGAGCAAGCTCGCAGCGTCCGCAGCTCGCTCGCGCTGCTCGTCCGCGAGCCTCTTGCGCTCGCGCGCCGCTGCGAGCCGCTCCTCGAGAGACCCGCCCGCCTGCAGCGGGGGGGATGGTTGTCGCTTGTCCTCGGCCACGATTCACCTTCCTTCGCGCGTCGCCTGCGCGTGTGCTCGATCAGCTCCCTTCGGAGTTGTCGAAGAGCACGAGCCCGTTACGCCGGATCCGCATGCAGTCGAACTCGGCATCTTCCTTCAACGGGTCGGGGCTCTCTTCCTCGCTCGTCGTGTTCTTGGACCACACGCAGTCCTCGAGCTCGACGGTGACCGGCGTGTCGTCGGCCTCGACGTACTGCACGACGATCTGACAGATCGTGTCGCCGTAGCTCTCGCCGTCGCCCGCGTCCGCGAGCGCCTTGCGAAGCGCCTGCATGCTCGACTTCCATCCCGTGAGCGTGACGGGCTCGACGGCGTACTTGCCGCGCGAGCGTCCGCGCGGCGCGTGCGCGCGGCCCATGCCGTAGGCCTTCACGCGCTCGCGCGAGTCGGCGTAGCCGATCGACGTGAACCCGAAGTAGCGCTCTCCGTTCACCTTGACGGAGATCGAGCCCCAGGAGAGCTGATTGCCGTTGACCCTGATCGCGTCGCTCATGTTCGTTGCTCCCTAAATGGTCGCGCGTCGCGCGATCAGACGGTCTGGACCTGCAGCGCGGGGTTGAGGAAGCCGACCTCGAGCTCGATGAACTCGGGGTAGGCGAGCGGGATGACGCGAGCCTGCCCGGTCAGCGTCTTGGTGCTGAGCACGTTGTCGGTGCGCGAGAGCGCGAACTGGATCCCCGAGGCCTTCGGCTTCGCGAGCAGCACGGAGCGCATCGCGGCGAGCGCGCCGTTCTCGATCTCGAGCGCCTCGCTCTCGAGGATGAACCCGGTCGACGTGTCGACCTGGATCGGCTTGTTGAGCCGACGGATGAAGTAGGACCGCAGCGCGGCGTGCGCGAGGTTGATGACGCGGCGCTTCGTGTAGAGGTCGAAGTCCGAGCCCGCGGCCGAGAGGATGCGCGGCCGGTTGACGTAGACGCCTTGGATGCCGTCCCACGTTCGGAGCACGGTGAAGCGCGCGTCGTCGAGGCCGGGGTTGAGCGACTCGTCGTGCTCGTCGGGGTTGCCGTTCGCGTCGCGGATCGACACGCCGAGCAGCGTGCCGAGGTTCACGTCTGCGATGTCGATCTCTTCGGAGTAGAAGCCCTCGCGCGCGGCGACCGCGAACGCGACGGGTCGCCGGTACTGCCGCCCGGAGACCGACGAGATGATCTTCGCGGCCGCGGAGCACAGCTCACCGAAGATCGTCGCCTTGCTGTTGAAGATCGCGGACATCGCCGCGAGGTAGGTCGCCTCGCTCTCGCCGAGGTCGGGCATGCGCGTGTTGCCGATCCATCCGTGGTACTTGCCGGACGTGAGGCCCGCCGAGAACTTTGGATCGATCGTGTCGAAGTCCGCGCCGTTGATCGGGCCGACGATGTGCGCCGACTCCCACGAAGCCGCGGTCGCGAACAGCGCGTCGAGCGCGGTACCGATCTCGGTCGTGTTCCAGTTGGGGGCCGTCGCGCGGAACGTGCGCGTGTCGCCCGCGACGAGCGTGCCCGCGGCGAAGTCGATCTTCACGCCTCCGCTCGTCGGGAACACGAAGCTCGTCGCGACCCCGAGCGCGGTGACGGGCGAGAGCGTGCGCCCTCCGTCGAGCGACCACTGGAACGTGATGCCCGCGACGCCGATGGTGCCTCCGGTGACGACCTTGAAGTAGCACTCGAAGTCGTCGTTGGGCGCGGTGAGCAGATCGACCGTGGTGACGGAGGTGCCGGTGCCCGTCGCGACGGTGGCAGCTCCCGCGGGATAGCTCCCCGCGATGCTCTGCCCGGTGCGGACCACGATCACGGGTCGCCCGAACTTCTCGATGTAATAGGCGGCCGCCTCGACCATCGGGCCGATCCCGAAGTCCGCGGTCAGCTGCGGAATCCGTGCGTAGGTCGCGGGCGTGTTGACCGGCCCCGCGCTCGAGACGCCGACGACGGCGAGAAGTCGGCCCGCGCTCGTCGGCAGAATGCCGAGCGCGCCATCGAGCTCCGTGATCGTGACCGAGGGTTGGGACATGACGTGCTCTCCGTTCAGCGACGAACCGTTGGGGACATGATCGCCCGAAACCTGTCTGTGACCGCGCGCTCGATCCGATCGACCATCGGGCCGGGGATCGTGCCGCCCGTGGGGAGAATCTCACGTCTCACGCCTCCGCGCACGGCTCCGAGGTGATGCCGTGCTTCCGGGCCGGTGAGAGTAGCGACGACGACGGTGCCGACGGCTCGCACCTCGAGCGCCTTGGCCGCGCCGCGGAGCGGCTGCTTGCCCTCCTCCGTGCGCTCCCACGGCGCGCCGTCCGGCCCGACTCCGCGCGCGATGTTCGCGACGATGACATCGGACATCGCGACGGCGACCGCGGGTGCCGCGCTCGGCACGAGCTTCGCCAGCTCGCGCAAGCGAGCGATCTGTCCGTCCAGCTGTGCAGCTCCGTTGCTCATGGCGGGGTGATGATCTCGACGGGGTCGTCGTCGACCTCGAGCCCGACGGTCAGTGCGACCTGCGGAGGCGTGACCACGAACGCGGGCGCGTCGGGCACCATCGCCTGGATCGCGAGGACGGAGCGCATCGACCACGCGTGTCGGCGCGTCGCTCGCTCGACCATGTGCTCGGTGCTGATCACTTCGTAGGTTCCGTGGGCCGAGAGGTAGATCGCACGGATAACCGCGTCCCACAAGAGGCGCGCTGCTTTCCACTGTCGCAGCTCGACCTCGGGAGAGCCCGCGCTCGAGTCGAACGCCTCGCAGTAGATCGTGAACAGCTCGACGAGCGTCGCGAGCGGGCGAGGGTTGCGGCCGGGGTTCCGCGGCGCGACGACCTCGCCCGCGTTGCCCGACGCGTCGCCGGGGACGAACACGACGCGATACACGTCGCCGCGCTTCGCGGGCTCGCGCGTCCCGAACTGGAACACGGGCACCGCGGGACCGTTCTGCGTCCAGCGAACGTAGTCGAGCGCCGTGACAGCGCCCGCGAGCGTGAGCGTGACGCCGAACACGACGATCGCCGTCGCGAGACCGAGCGCGATCGGCGCGCCGTAGGTCGCACCGTCGTCGGTCGAGACGCGGTAGACGATCCCGGCCACTCCGACGGTCCCGCCGACCGTGAAAAGGATCTTCACCTCGGCCGCAGCGGTCGGAGACCCAGCGATCGAGGCGGTTCCGGTGAAGTAGGCGGTCTCGGGGAGCCCGATCAGGCCCGCCTCGCTCGCGAAACGGGTCTGAACGTCGACGAAAAGGCGCTCGAGCGCGAGAACGGGCGTGGTCAAGAGGCCTCCCCGAGCTCTTCTACGGGCTCCGGCTCTTCGGACCTACCATCGCTCGTCCGGTCGCCCTCCGGGGCTTCCACGGGGCTCCCAGAAGCTCTCCGGAGGCCTCTCGGCGGGCGCTTCGGGAGGCCGAAGAGCGCCGCTTCGCGACCGGCCGCCTCCCGGCGCTCTACGGGCTCCGTTTCCGTGGGGCTACCTTCACCCGTCCGAGCGCCCGAAGGGGCATCACAGGGCGTCCCAGGCGCTCCCACGAGGCGGATCGGAGGCCTCTGCGGGACGCCGAAGAGCACGGGAGGCCATTCGTCGCCCGGTTGCGCGTCGTTGGGCGCTCGCAGCTCCGAGATCGAGACCGGGGGCCGCTTCACGGTGCCCCGTCGCCGGTCCCGGTGCCCTGCGCGTCCTCGCGCCGCGCCGCTTCGGCCTGGATGTCGAACGCGACGTAGGGCGAAGCCTCCGAGTACCCGAGCACGACCGGCGCGACGATGCCCGTCGTCGACGTGTCGGCCCGCAGCGGCAGATCGAAGAGACCCTCTTCGGCGTTCGCGGCCTCGAGCACCTCCGCTTCGGCCGTCTTGCGATCGTCAATGTACGTCGCGGCCTGCTCGTCCGTCGGATCGATCCCGCGCTTTCGCATCATCGCTTCGGTGACGATGCGCGAGAGCCAGTCGGTCACGACGAGCGGGTACGGCGTCGTCGTGAGCGGGAAGAGGTACCGCTTGCGAAGCCTGGAATCGAGCCATTGCGATTTGATCGCGAGCTGGTTGTCGATCCAGCCGGGATAACGCGCCTCGACCTCGTCGACAGACTCGTCGGCCGCGACCGTTGCTGCCTTGAACGTGGCGAGTGAGAGGTAAGCGGGCACGGCCTCACCCTAGCACGAAGGCAAAGAGCCCGAGCCGAAGCTCGAGCTCTGTGCCTTCCCATGGCGACCCCGCTCGTGTGGCACCGAGCGGGATGAGAGCGTCAGACGCCCTTGACCTTGAAGATCGTGTAGGGCAGGCCCGGCACGATCTCGTTGCGGCCACGGCAGACCCACTGCAGCTTGCCCTTGCGCGCGAGCTCCGCGCTCGAGGCGAGGTCGTGGTAGATGACGTTGAACGCCTCGCGTCGGCCGTAGATGAACCCGGAGACTTCGACGTCCTGCGTCTCGCAGATGATGTAGTAGTCGCGATCGGAGCCCGCGACGTTCGGCCCGCCTTGGTACGAGTACGAGAAGCCCGCGCCCAGCTCCGCGGCGACGAGCGGATCGCCCATGCCCCAGTTGCGGACCACGGCTTCGATGTCGCCGGAGCCACCGCCCGTCGCGCCCGCGGCCTGCGCGATGAACCGCGCGTTCGTGAGTTGCTGCGCTCGCACCGTGAGCGCGGGCGGCACGAGGATCCCGATCGGCCGCAGGAAGCGCGGATCGCGGCCGTTCGGGGCTTTGAGACTCGCGATGTACGCGAGCACGCGCTGGATGTTGTTGAGCGCGGCGTCGACGGTGACCGACGAGTCGATCGGCGCGAGCACGCCGGACCATCCGTCGGCCGCGACCGCGTCAAGAAGGTTCGTGTACGTGCCCGCCGACGGATCGTTGAGGTTCGTCGGGTGCCCGTGCGCGAAGAAGGCGACGCCGTCGTAGGCCGTCGGGTTGCCGAGCATCGCCGCAGCGAGACGGAATTGCGGGTAGTAGGCCATCTGCACGCCGATCTGACGCGCCCATGCCGTGCCCGCGTTGATCGCGCGGCCTCCCCACACGCCGTTCTCGAGGTCTTGGAACGCCTCGATGCCGATCTCAAGGCCGCTCGACGCGAACTTCGGCTCGACGACGAGGTCGACCGTGCTCATGTCCTCGAATGCGATCTGTCCGATGTCGCGCGGCTCGATCTTCGCGGAGTCGAGCAGCCAGTGGATCGTCTCCTTGCGCGAGCTGATGTCGCGCGGGCGAGCGATCGACGGCCACCAGATGTTCTCCGAGCGCATCGCGCGCTGGTAGTCGGTGATCATCGCGATCGACATCGACTCTTCGAGAGTGATCACGACCGACTGCAGCTCGACGCTATCCATGTGAGGACTCCTGTGCGCTCACTCGAGCGCGCGAACGTGGTGGGAGATCGAGATCAGGCCGTGAAGAAGGGACGCGGCGCGACCATGCACCGCCCGTTGGTGTCGAAGCCGAGGAACGTCCCGGCCTTGCTGTGTCCCGCCGAGGTGATCGTCACGGTGCGACCGTCCTTGATGTAGACGGTCTGGCCGAGGTGCGTCGCGAGGACCGGCGCGACGGTGTCGTTGATCCATTCCTGCGCACGGATCTCGTCGAAGGTCGCGACGAGCGTGGTCTTGACGCCGTCGCCCGTGAGCGCCTCCGTGAACGTGCCCACCGGAACGAGGCCGGTGCCGACGGCTCCGACGACGAACTCGCCCGAGGCGGTGTCAATGCAGGCCGTCTCGCCCTTGACGGCGACCTCCGCAGCGGCGAGCACCGCGCGAAGAGAGTTGAGCGTGATCGGCTTTCGCAGGAAGAAGGACATGGTGTGCGGCCTCTCGGGTGAGCGTGGTGATCAGGTCGTGCGATCAGTCGATCAGTCGATGCGCGTGACGGGGCTCGAGCCCCGGAGGCGAACCGCGGCGAGGCGGTCGGGGTTGCGCTCGCCCGCGACGAGATCGCGGTCGACGCCAAACTCGACCTTTGCGACGCGGCCCGTCGCGTCGCGCTCGAGGCGGCTTCCGACGACGACCTGCGTGTTGCCGATCAGGCGGTTCGCGAGCGCGTGCCGCGCGATGTCGTTCTGCGTCACGGGAGGCGTGAGCGCGTGCGGCGCGCGATCCTTCGCGCTCCCCGGCTGCGCCGTGGGCCGCACGTTGGGCTGCGCCGAGGCCGCGCGATCGGGCATCGTGCGCTTGGGTGCCTTCGCGACGTGCGCGCGAACGCTCTCAAGCGGCGCGTGCGCCAGCAGCTCGCGCGTGGCCTCGTCGAAGTCGGGGCGGCTCGCGATGAGCGCGGCGCGCTCTTGTCGCTCGACGGCCGCG